TCTACGGAAAAGTTTGATACCTCCACCCCGATGGGGCGGGCGATGCTGAATATCTGTATCGTGTTCGCCCAGCTTGAGAGGGAAACCATACAGAAGCGGGTAACGGACGCTTACTATTCCCGTAGCCAGCGAGGTTTCAAGATGGGCGGGAAAGCCCCTTACGGTTTCCACACCGAGCCGATCAAGATGGACGGTATCAACACAAAAAAGCTGGTGGTAAATCCAGATGAAGCGGCAAATATCCGGCTGATGTTTGAGATGTACGCCCAGCCCACTACCTCCTACGGGGACATTACCCGGTACTTTGCCGAACAGGGGATTTTGTTCCATGGCAAAGAGCTGATACGCCCTACGCTGGCGCAGATGTTACGCAATCCTGTCTATGTGCAGGCAGACCTTGATGTGTACGAGTTTTTCAAAAGTCAAGGGGCAGTCCTGGTCAATGACGCCGCCGATTTTACGGGTATGAACGGCTGCTATCTGTATCAAGGGCGGGATGTGAAGCCCAGCAAAAAGAACGACTTGAAAGACCAGATGCTGGTGCTGGCTCCCCATGAGGGTATCGTCCCCTCCGACATCTGGCTGACCTGCCGTAAGAAGTTGATGAACAACATGAAAATCCAGTCTGCCCGGAAAGCCACCCACACATGGCTGGCGGGAAAAATCAAGTGCGGGAATTGTGGGTATGCCCTTATGAGCATTAACAATCCTGTGGGGAAACAATATCTCCGCTGCACAAAACGGCTGGATAACAAGAGCTGTGCCGGGTGTGGGAAAATCATCACTTCGGAACTGGAAGCGGTTGTTTATCAGCAGATGGTAAAGAAGCTGGCAAGCTACAAGACATTGACAGGCAGAAAGAAAGCGGCAAAGGCAAACCCGAAAATCGCCGCCCTGCAAGTGGAGCTTGCTCATGTGGACGGCGAGATTGAAAAGCTGGTGGACAGTCTAACGGGCGCAAACAATGTCCTGCTCTCCTATGTGAATGTGAAGATAGCAGAACTGGACGGGCGCAAGCAGGAACTTCTGGCGAGGATAGCGGAACTGACGGTGGAAGCCATCAGCCCGGAACAGGTCAGCCAGATTTCCGGCTATCTCGACACTTGGGAGAATGTATCCTTTGACGACAAGCGGCGGGTGGTGGATTTGATGATTACCACCATAGCCGCCACAAGCGACAGCTTGAATATCACATGGAAAATCTGACGGGTGGAACCCCTCCCGTCAGATACCTACCCTGTGTAGTCCCTTGTAAACTGTACTTTCCATTTGTGAGGACTTTTGGCGCTTTCAGCTTATAAGCCAGTTCGCCAATGCTGTCGCTTTCAACGGTCGGGGGAGTATCCGTCCCGCCGCTTTCCTCGGATGCGTTCAGCAGACGCGGCGCGACATACTCCCAGACAATCTTGCCGATTGCCATGTAACCGTAGAAGCTGTAATGGCAGCCGTCGCCGCTATCCAACGTCTTGGGAACACCTTTTACCAGTGTCCCGTCCCAGACGTTTGTTTCACCGTATAGCAGTCCTCTATCGTTCAGCTGGGGGAGCAAGTCGATCAGATGCCCCTTAAACGTTTCCTTCAGTTCCTGTACTTCCGCCGCTTCGTCAGCAGCATAGCCTTTACGTTCCCTCGCATAGATAATCAGATAATCCGCCGGGGCAACGTAATCGACGCATTTCTGCAATTGCGCAACGTAGTCGCTGAAATCAAGATTTTTGCCTTCCGCATCCGAACCATAACCGCCGTTTGCGCCCATCCAGAAGATGTGCAGCCCGTTTCCTTTGTAGTGTTTCGCACCATAGGTAATGAGCTTCGTTCCTGCGGATACGACCACCGGCAGACCATTGTCGAGCCGCCTGAGCCGGATACTCAGCCCATCAGACGTGTCTTTTGCATAATCACGGAAAAGCACGCACGGCACATCGTTTACATAGCAGGGGTTGATTCCACAGTCACCGTATTTGAGCAGTTTCCCGATTCTGCCGCTTTCGAGCGTCATCCCGTCTGTTGTGTTCCCAACAACGACGCTTTCACTTGAACTGCCCGGAATTGTACACGCTGGAAGGACGATTGCGTCCGCCCCCATTCGCGCCATGATTGTCGGCACGTTGTCAGACAAGATGCCGAGGTTGACGGCATTGCATCGTTCAGCCAGCACTTGTGGATAGCTGATGAGATGCCAGCCGTTGACGTTGCCGCCGATGCCTTGGGTCAGGCTGTCGCCCCAGCAGTAGACCGTCTTTTGCTTTCCGCCTGTCTGCGGTTTGACCTCGCCGATGCGCTGGTTCATAGCTTCCAGCGCGTCATGAATCGCCCCTCTGACGTCCTTGCCATACACGCCCGACGCAATGGTGTCCAGCAGCGTCTGGAAGTCCTTCGTGCTTTCGCTCACGCCTGTTTCGCCTCCTCCTGCGGCTGATTCACCGTCTTTTGCAGCGCCTGAATGCACGCCAAAAGCGCGTTCAGGTTGCTTGCGCCGCGTACCTCCACCGTGGAGAGCGCGTCAATGATGGCTTGCACGGTTTGCTTGCTGGTAGTGATGGTTTCCATAGGCTTCCCCCTCCTTACGAAAGCGTAAAGACTTGCTGTCTTGTTTTTCCGTTGCTTAGCTTTACAACTACGCGAACTCTGCCGGTGTCAGCCCCGACGCTGATATCGACGCAGGTAATTTCCGAGATTGCCACGTCGCTTACTCCTGCGTTGTATGCGCTGGAAGCGTTGACAGACAGTAGACCTTCCTCTGTGCTTCCGTTGCTCAACGTAGTGTCCAAGTTCACTTCGATGTATTTGCTCGACGAATGATAATTCTGCCCGGCAATCTCCAATGCCTGAACGTGTACCGATGATGCTCCTTCACTCTTCGCGGCAGCCAGAGCATCATCGTAGCCCGGCATGTCGCTCAACTCAAAAGTTGCGTCTTCGGGAGCGAAAAACGTGCAGGAAGATTCGCCGATTTTCAGCGTACGCGGCGCGACGGAAGTGCCGCCGACGGTCAGGCTGCCGATGGTTGCCGTCCCTGTCAGCGTCAAGTCTGAGATGTGCGCATCTCCGATAGACAAAGCACCAAATTCGCCGTCATCTGAATTGACCTTAAACGCACTGAGTGTGACGCAGTTGATGGTGTCGCCCTCAAAATTGTCTGCCCAGCCGCTCACGGTCTCAAATTCGCTCGTCGTCACATACCCTTCAAGGTTAATACAGCTCGCGCTGATTTTGACTTCTCCCGCCGTCTGGTTGATGGTCGAAATCAGGTCGCCCTTGCTGACCTTCGAGGTCAATTCCCCGTTGATGCCGTCCAGCGTCACCTGCACGCGCGTGATTTCGCTCTCCGCGTCGCCCAGACGCTCCGCATAGGCGGTCAGCGTGCCGTTCATGCCGTCGAGGTCAGCGCGGACGGTCGTGATGTCCTGCGTGTGCTTGTCTACCGTCTCGACGTAGGCGGACAATGTGCCGTTCATGCCGTCCAGCGTCGTCTGCACGGTGTTGAGTGTGTCGGTGTTCTCGTTTGTTTTCTGCGTGTAGGCGGTAATCAGCCCGTCGGTCAGCAGCAGGTGTGTGTTCTGATCACTGACAATCTGCCGCAGGTACTCCACCGACGAATCGACGACCTCCACCGCTTTGCTGGTCGCGGCGGTGGTGCTTGCCATGCCCGTTTCCGGCGTGCCGAACGTGTACTCGGATTGGTCGGGGTTCACGAGGTCGAGGGAAATCGCCGTGCAGGTGTATTCCGCGTCAATCCCGTGGGGCGGGGAGACGACGCGCACCTTGTCGCCGACGCGGAACGATTCCACATTCACGTCCAGCAGGTGCAAATCCACCGCGCTGATGGTGATGGTAATCGTCTCTTCCAGCCGCTTTTGCAGGTTCTCCTTCGCCATGTCCAGCAGGGTACTTGCGTCCTTCGTGTCGAACTCCGTCACGCCCCAGATGCGCCCGTAGAGGGTAATTCCGGCGGCGTCCTCGATGTAGTCCTTGCCGCCATTGACGCTCGCGATGGTGATCTGGCTGTCCCCCTGCCCGGCGTAGGGGATCAGGCACGTCACAATCTCCGACGCGGAGACGTACTCGGACAAGTCCAGCAGATTCTCCCCAAAGCGGATGACTTGCCCGCATGATGTGCCGCTCTCCTTCGTCCAGTCCAGATAGCGTGTTTCGCCGTCGTAGCGGACGCGCAGGAAGCCGCCGTGGATGTCAATCAGGTTGTCGCTGATTTCGTCCCAGGTGTTGCCGTAGCCCGTGTTCTCCACGCTGGACAGCGTCTCAATGTCCACATTGCCGATTTGAAACTGCTGCGCCTCGCTGACCGCCTCGTTGTGCCGCGTCAGGTACAGGCGGAACAGCCCTGCCGCCGTGCCGTCGTAATCCGCCAATTTGTACGGATGCAGGACGCTGTCCACCAAGTAGGTGAGTTCGCCCTCACAGGTGACGGTCTTCTGGCGGTAGAAGTCGGTTTCCGTTTCCAGCACGCGCCCGCGCCAGATGATTTCGTCATCCTGCCGGACGATGATGCGCGTCCGCATTTTGTGCAGCGCGCTGTACATCGGATGTTCCGGCAGCAGCACGAACGTGAGCGTTCCGGCGGCGTTGCACTGCGTTTCCAGCACGGGGGACAGGACGGAAAGTTCCTCGTCCCCCGGAGAATACAGCAATGCGTCGTCCGCATAGATGGTGTACATTTACAGCCTCCCTCCTCGGTAGTCGATGGATACCGTGCCATTCCCGGTGAAGGTCAGCACGTTGTCGCCCTCGGTGATGCAAATGCCGCTGATGCGGTTGTCGCCCGCCGTCAGCGCGTACTCCTTGCCGTCGAATGTCGCCGTCATCGCGCTGCTTGCCGTGATGGTCGGGATGCACGGCCGCCTTGTGCCGGGAATCGTCAGCGTCAGCGTGCCATCCACCGGCAGCGCCTTGTAGTCGCGGATGATGCCCGTCTCGAAGTTGAAGGTGTCCCACAGCCAGTCATCCAGCGAACCCGTGATTTCCAGCTTGTACGGGTCGCAGACGGCTTTCAGGCTGATGGTGGCGGTCTTGCGGTCGCTCTCCAGCGCGTTCACGGTCACGCGCCCAGTGTAGGAGTAGTCGGGATCTTCGTCGAGGATGATTTGCACCCGCTGCCCGTGCAGGGTGTCCAGTATTTCGGAATAGAGCGCATCCCAGCGGTTCCGCGCGTCAATGACGATGAACTCCGCCGAGAAATCCCGTGTCTGATAGCCCACGCGCCCGGTCAGCGCTTCGGACAGGTCAAGCGCGCCGTCCAGCCCCGGCACATCCACATAATTTGTGCGCACCTTCGGCGGCGCGATGGTCGGGCGCGTTTTCGGCAGCAAGCCCCAATCGCGGTAGGTGTGCTTGCCGCCCAGCGTTACCCCGTAAATCATGCGTTCCGCCCCTTTCGCAGTGCCATCCGCCCCAGACGCTTGTCCATCTTGCCCGCCGTTGCGCCGACAAGCACGCCCGTATCCAGCACAATCTGCTGCTGATTCATGCCGCTGAAGCCGTTTTGCAGGGCGGCAAGCATCTGGTCGAGCTTGCGCTCCATGCTCGCGCCCACGACCTCACCCACCGCGCTTTTGACGTACCCTTGCAGCACGCCGATGGGTGCGACCGCCTCTGCTCCGGCTTCGCCGACGAGGTGATAGCCGCTGTGCGTGTCAAAGAGGGTGGGCTTTGAGAAGATGGCGCCGTCAGCGTGGGCGGAAGGTGCGCCGATGTAGGTGTTGGAGTACTTTGGCTGACCGAGTGGCGTTGCGCCGTTCAAGGTGAGCCATGCGTTCGTGTTGTTCCGCAGGTTTTCCTGCCCCAACTTGTTCACCATATCAACGGTAGCTTGGTCGGCAGGCGTGCCGTCAAGGTTGGTCACGCCATTCGTGCGGTCGTTAAGCATATCTCTGAGGCTGCCTTGGAGCGTGTCTTTTATCCCGTTGCTTGTGAAAGAGAACCCGACTGTCAGGTGCAAGCCTTTGATGACATTGTTCCACCATGTCTGCACATCTCTGCGCATTTGGCTGAATTGCCGTCCGATGGCAAAAAAGTCGATACAGCAGAAGTTGCCGACCGCCTCCACAACGCCTGTCCACCAATTCTGGACGTTCTCTTTTGCCTTGGAAAGCTCCTCTTCCGTCGGCTTTTCGCTGCTTGTCCCGAACACAAGCCGCAGGAATACTCCGGCAGTTGACACGAAGGTATTCCACGAATCCTTGAGGGTCTTCGCTACGTCCGGCCAGTCCGGCAGGTCAACGCCGAACACGCCCTTGAAAATGCCCTGAATCAGCGGATAGGCGCTTTTCTCCCACGCCCACTTAATCGCGCTGCCGATGCCCTGCATAATCGTCGGTAGATTCGTCACGATGGATTTCAGCCCGCTGCCGATGGCTTGTCCAAGCCCCTTGAAATCAATCTTGCCGATGAGGCTCTTGAACGTCTTCAGCAGCGACGGGAACAGCTTCTTGAGCGCGCCGCCGATTTGCTTGACGACGTTTGGCAGTACGTCGATGATGCTGCCCAGCAAGTCCGGCAGCACGTCCGCAAGCCCGGTGATGAGCGTTGTCGCCGCCTCAATCATGGAGGGCAGAACGGTGCTGATGATGCCCGGAAGCTGTGGCGCAAGCGTCGAGACAAGCGTCTGCACCGCCTGCACGAGGCGCGGCGCCATCGTCTGCAAGCGCGGGACGATGTTGTTCGCCGCAGTCATCACGCTGTCCGTCAGGTTGCCGACAAGCTGGTCAATGTCCTGATTGCCGTCCGCTAAGCCGGAGAGCAGGTTCGCCCACGCCGCCTTGACCGAGCCGATAGAGCCGGAGATGGTCGTCGAGGCTTCCTTCGCCGTCGTCCCGGCAATATTCTGGCTTTCCTGGATGACGTGGATGGCTTCGATAATGTCCGCGAAGCTGCTGATGTCGTACTTCACGCCGGAGAGCTTTGACGCATCCGCCAAAAGCCGCTCCATTTCCTTCTGCGTGCCGCCGTAGCCGAGCTTCAAGTTGTCCAGCATCGTGTAGTTCTGCTTGCTGAACCCCTTATACGCGTTCTGAATATCCTCCATGTTGGTACCGAAGGTATTCGCGTTGTCCGCCATGTCGGTGATGGCAAGGTCGGCATACGCGGCGGCGGCGACGGTGTCCTTGCCCAGGGACGCAATCAGGCTCGCGGAGAAGCTCGTCACCGTGCCCATGTACTCGTTGGCGGACAGACCCGCCGTGCGGTAGGCGTTGCGCGCGTACTCCATCACGAGGTTCTGCGCATCGTCGCCGAAGAGCTTCTTCACGCCGCCTTCCAGCTGCTCATAGCTGGCGTAGGCGCTCATGGCGCTGCTAACGAGCTTGCCCATCGCGGTTGTTCCCGCCGCAACGCCCGCGCCGATGACTTTGCCCATTTGCAGCGCCGCTTCGCCCGCGACCTTGAAGCCTTTGCCCAGCACACTGCCGACCTTCTTGCCCGCCGCGCTGATTTTGGCAAGCTGCTTCTCTGCACCGCCGGTGTTCAGCGCAATCGTGCCGAACAGCTCAAAGATGCTGCTCATATCGTTCCACTCCTTTCTCCCGGCGGCACAAAGCCGTCGAGCAGATTCTTGCTGTGCTGGATGTCCTCCGGCGTGATGTCCGGCGCGTCAATCGGTGCAGACGTGCGGTATTCCTCCAGAAACTCGCCGAAGCCCTTGTCGAAGCACCGGTGCAGCCACACCTCCCACAGCAGCTTCTCCTCCGTCTCCTCGTTGTACATCCGAATGCACTGCCGGATGAAGTCGCACAGCCGCCCGCGGCGCAGCATCCCGTCCAGCAGGCGCATCGGGTCGCTGTACCGCCGGAAGAGCATATCGACGAGCTTTACTTCGTCTGCCCCAAGCGCTTCATCAGCCGCGTAAAAAAATCGCGGAAATCCTCGCTTGCCATCAGGGTGAATACCGCCTCGGCGAACACGCCCATGTCCAGCGCGGCAATTTCGGCGGGCGTTTTGCCGCTCAAATCCGCCAGCAGGGTGTAGATTTCCGCCTTGCAGTCCGGCAGGCGCGCCAGCAGCTTGTCCGCAATCATCAGCGCGACGGTCACGCCGAGGCTCTCCGCGCTCTCGCTGCCCTCGCGCACCCGCTGGATGGCGGTCTTGGTCGGCATGACGCTGCGCAGGTCGTTCACGCCGATTTTGGACAGGATGCGCATCATCGTGAAGAGGTCGTCCGCGCACAGGCGGCGCATGGTTAAGGCTTCATTTTCCATCGTGATTCCTCCTTTTGATAGAAAAGGGGAGAAAAGCGCGTGGCTTCTCTCCCCAGTGTGTTGTCGTTCGCAGGGAACGCGCCTGCGGGCGTGGCAGAGGGCATTGAAAACAGACGAAGTCTGCGATCGCCCTCTGCACTCCTTCGGTTTCCCCACTAATGTTAGTAGTTTGTTATGCCGCGGATTCACGCCGTCGCCTCGACGGTCTGCGCTTACGCAGCGTAGGTGTCGTTCGGATAGTAGATGTGCCACGGCAGCGTCTCGCCGTCGCCGTCCAAACCGGCATAGCACTCGAACGTGTACGTCCCGACCGTGCCTTGCTTGCTCTTGTTGTCGTTTTCAAAGCCGGACGTGCACAGCGCATTGTCCAGAATCGCGATGATGTTGCGTCCATCCAGCGTTTTGCCGACAAAGGCGATGTTCTCCCAGTAGTCGCCCACGGCGATGTCCGCCTTGTCCTCGATGAGGTTGAAGCGCGTGTCAGTCGTCGCCTCCGCGCTCTTGCCCAGCGTCGCCGCCGTCAAGACGTCCTCCGTCAGCTCAATGAAGCTAACTTCCATCGTCGCCGTGCCGCCGGTCTTGATGGAAAGCTCCTTCGTGTTCACATACACGCCGTCCACTTCGACCTTCGTGATTTCCGGCTTAATCGACACCTTCGAGCCGCCGGACGTTGCGCCGACAAGCGAATCGGTGAAATTCCACGCCGCGCCCTCGTACTTCAGCCCCTTGTGAATCGTGCCTGCACCGAATACGATGCTCTTGGGCGTGGCGCTCGTTGCGCCGCTTCTGCCTTCCTTCATGTTTCGTCCACACTCCATTCTTTGATGTTCAGATTGATGCTGATGCGCCGTGCCGCGCCGTCAATGTCCGGCAAAAACGACGCACCCGCGAAAGAAATTGCAAGCCCTGACCCGCGATCCGTGATGCACGTCCAGCCATACGCCGGGAATCGCGCCTGAATCGCCTTTGATGCCGCCAGCAGGGCATCAAGACCCGCGCGGCTGTAGCCCAGCAGGGTCATCGTGCTGTCCGTGCGCCCATCCTCGGTGAAGCCCTCCGCGTCCACCCACTGCCCGACGAAATACGTTTCCGGCAGCGGGGCTGCGCGGTACTGCCCCAGCGCGTATGGCAAGTGCATATCCGCCATCGCCGCGCGGAGGATGGAAAGCGCCTCCTGCGTCATTTCATTTCCTCCCCAAGAATCGTTTCCGCCATGCGGATGATGGTGTTCTGTTTCGCCGCGAATGCCTTCTGGAGTGTCAGATGCGCGTCCTCGCCATTGGTGGCGACGGCAGGAAGCCCCTGACTCCTGAGGTACTGGACGGCTTCCTCCGCCTCCTGCTGGCTGTCGTACACGCGCGAGTTCTTCTCGCCCCGCGGCTGCCCCTCGATGTACACCCACCAGCCTTTGCGCCCGTCGCCGTGGATGGCGTGGCTGCCCGTGCCGAACTCGTTCCAGAATGATTCCTCCAGCGGGCTGCCAATCTGCGCGGTCATGGCGCTTTCATCGACCGAATTGCTCCATGAGCCGCGAAGCTGCGTCTTCTTCGTGGGTGTGGTGCGGATGGTCTGGCTGGTCACCTCGTGCGCCGCCTCGATGAGGAAGCGTTTTGCCGCGTCCTTCATCTGCGCGCTGACTTTCATGCTGTAATCCCGAAATTCAACCGGCATTGCTGTCGCCTCCTGTGTATTTCAGGTAGATTTCCAGCTGTGAGCCGCTGCCCATCTCCATCGGATTGTCAATCAGCAGCACATCATAGCGCTTCCCCCGGCAGACAAGGCGGCCGTTCTCCGCCGCAAGCTCCGCCGGAAGCTTGGTGTAATCCGCCACAAAGACGTGTGTGCTGTCCTGCACCTTGGCGTTGTAGACGGTATACTTGCTGTCGCCGCCGGTCAGGTCAAGCCAGCCGGTCAGCGTCTTCAAGTCCGCCCATGTGCGCACCTGTTCGCCGATGGCGTTCGTCTCCGTTTCGCTGATTTGCAGCGTCGCGGTCACGTTGCCGCCGATGCCCTTCATGTCGCCGTCACCCCCTGCCCGAAGCGCGCCTTGATGTACGGCGTGAGGAAGCCCATCAGCGCGCGCGGGAAGCCCATGACGGCGTTTTCGCCCGTCAGGTCGAAGTAGGTGACAGCGTGGCGGGAAATCGTCTCCGATGCCACGCCGACCTTATCGCGGTTCTCCATCTCCCATTTCAGCAGGTTGATGACGCCCATCTTCACGTCGTCGGGATAGCGGACGAGCGTCGCGGTTACGTCGATTTCGTCCTTCAAGCCGCGCTCTGCGACCGTAAAGGCGAGGTCATCCGCGCTTTCGACCGTGTACAGCCCATTATTGAGCAGGGAGAAGCTGACTTCCACCGTGTCGCCCGTCGAGAAGGGGACGAGCGCATCCCCAAGGAAAGTGCGCCCGACAATGTCCCCCGTCCAGCGGCAGGCGCGGAGCTGGAAGTTGTTGTTCGTGTACGCGCGAATCAGCAGCTCAAAGCCGCGCAGTTTCGCCGCCAGCAGTGCGTCATCCGCATCCGTTTCCAGATGCGTCCGCAGTTCATCCATCGTCATCAGCACGGCGTTCACCTCCCTTCTTGCGCGGATTATTTCTTGAATTTCGCCAGCACGACCTTCGCGCTGTTGGTCAGCGCAACGCCGTAGTATTTCGCCGCCGTCACGTCGGTCTGCTGCTTCTTCGGCAGCCACTCCGCGTCCACCTGAATGTCCTTCTTCAGGAAGATGGTCACGGCAGGAAGCTCCGATTCGGTGTACTCCGTGTCCGGGGAATCGGGTTCGAGTTTGATAATCGGGCAGACGTAATACTGCGACGCCGCCGCGACCGCCTTCACCTTGTCGCCCGCCGCCAGCTCCACCGACGGGTCAACCTTCGCCTGATATTCGGCAAGGTTCGCCGCGTCGATGGTCACATCGCCGGATTCGTTCTTCTCGTGGGTCACAAGGCGCACCTTCTTCGACTTTTTCACCCACGCGCCCGCAATCTTGCCAATCGCGCCGTTCACCGCCACGCCTGCCGTGAACTTGTCGGCAGAAAGGAAGTCGCTGTCCTTGAGCAGCGTCGCCTCCTGCGCCGGGTGGATGAAAATCACCTTGTCGATGCCGTCCTCCTCGTCCTCGAACTTGGCAATCGCGTCCACCAGTCCGCCATAGGCAATCGCCGCAAGGGTGGAAGCCGCGTAGACGTTCTTGCCCGTGTACACCGCCTCCAGTACGTCGTTGTCCACCTTGCCCGCAATCGCCTTGGCAAGCTGGGTTTCCGCCTGCGCAATCGGGTTGCCCAGGCCGCTGTTGACGGCTTCCTGCGTGATGCCGACCGCCTTCATCGCCTTCTTAATCGTGAAGGTGGTGGAGGAAGCCGTCAGGGTGCTGAGCCCCACCTCCGCGCCTTCTGCCACGTCCTCCGCGTCGCCGATGTAGTTCCAGCTCGGCACGGTCTTGGTGTCGCCCGGAACGCCCACCAGCGTCGTGTCCACTTTCGCATAGGGGGTCAGCTTCAGCTGCGCGTCAATCTTCGCGCCAATCATCGCGCCCATTACTTCGGGGTTAATCAGGTTGTCCAGCTTGGTAACTGCCATTTATTTTTTCCTCCTCATTATCATTTTCGTGACCTCACGAAAATGGTCTGTGCCCATTTTGTTGGCATCAACAAAATGGTGTCATTTCTCCGCCGCCATCGCCGCGCGGAAGGCTTCGGGGTTCTCCTCGAAAATCTTCTGCCGTTCTGCGTATGGCTTCTTGAGAATCTCGCTCCGGCTGAGCGGCGCGTGTCCCTCCTGATCCGGCAGACGGTTCTCGATGATGTTCTTCTTGCCGCTGGCTTCAAACTGGTTCGGATACTTTTTCTTCAAACTGGCAAGGGTGTTCTCCCATCCGTCGATGTTCCCCTTGTCGTCCAGCGTCAGGGCGTCCCCTTTTTGCTGGAGTACCCACGTCATGTAGTCGATGTCGCTTGCGCCACCGCGCATGAGGGCAATGTGGATAGCAGCATCCATGCGGCTCTTTTGCAGGGCCGCCTGCGCCGCTTCAAGCTGCCTGTGCATCTCGTCCATCTTCTCTTGGCTGCCGCTGTGTTCTGCCTTGTCGGCTTCGAGGGCGGCAATCTTCTGCTGCGCCGCTTCGAGCTGCTGGCGAACGCTTTCGTGTTCTCCTTTGAGCTTTCCGAGGCGAATATCCGCGTTCTCCTCGCCGGTGGTGAAGAGCTTGGCGGTTTTCATGTCGTTCTGGATGGCGCGAATGGTGTCCTCCGCAACGCCGTTCTGTTTGAGAATCTCTGCAAGCGTCATGTGTTTCTCCTTCCACCGCCCTACGCTTATCTACGGGGTCGCATCCCGTGGGCGGTCGGTGTTTTACGTCGCCTCCGACGAGAGAATTGCAAAGGCGCACCCGCTCTTGCGTCAGGTGCGCCTGATTGCCGTTATTGGAGCAGCTTCGCCCACGTCTTCGCGCCGACGATGCCATCCGCGGTCAAACTGTGCGCGGTCTGGAATGCCTTGACGGCGGCGATGGTGTTCCTGCCGACGATGCCGTCCACCTTGCCGCAGTCGAATCCTGCGTCAATCAGCAGGTATTGCAGAACTTTGACCTGCGTCCCTCTGCTGCCGTTCCTGAGGACGAGAAGGGGGCTTGCGCCGTCTCCGGCATCCGCCGGGTTCTCGGTCGTGCTGGGCGCGGCAGGCGTGTCAGCGGGCGAATCAGGCGCATCAGCGGCGTAAGACGTGCCGGTCAGCTCCGCCCACTCGTTCCAGCGGGTGATTTTGCTCTCGACCACGCCGTAAGCCGTGCCTTTCGCCTCGATGACCTTGCCATCGCCGACGTACAGCCCGACGTGGTGGCGGTCGCTGCCCTTGGTGAGGAACACCGCCGTGCCGGGCTTGAGCGGCTGACCATCGGTGCGCTTGCCGCCCTGCAATGCGCCCTTGGCGGCGGCGTACTTGCGCCACATGGTGTTGCTGCCGTGGTACATATACCCGCCCAGCTGCTTATATGCCCAGTAGAACAGCCCGGAGCAGTCCGCAACGCGCCGCCCGACCCACTGCTGCCCGTAGCGTATCGTCTGCGCGCGGGTGGCGCTGTCCTGCGCACGCTGCGTGTGAATCTGCCCCGTGCCGCCCCAGATGTACCCCCATTTTTCCGCCAGCGCGCGGCGGAAGAGGGCGACAACCTCCGCCGCGCTGACCGTTTTTGATGCCATCGTCAATCACCACCGGGGTCAATTTCCGCTTTGCCGAGCTGTTTATACACCTGATTCACGCCCGTCGAGGCGAGCCCCGACACGATGCCGACCGCGAGCGCATTCAGCACGTCCTTCGCCGGGAAATCCGGGATGACGTACATGCCCACGATGCCCAGCACGCCGCCGACTGCGCCCACAATGACGGGAATCAGTTCGTCCTTGATGGCGCTGATGGTCTTGCAGAGCAGTCCGATCAGGTAGGTGATGACGACAATCGCCAGCACCGTGCCCATGGTAGAGATGTCCATGATACCACTCCTTTTTGGATGTATTAAAAAACAGCCTGCACGGGTGTGCGGCTGCTTTTCGCGAATTAAGTTGATTGCAAGTTGCAATTTCTCTTTGCAACTTGCAATTTTTAGTTTCAAACAAGGTTCAAAGATGGTTCAAAGCCGGTTACTGGATATGCCCACCATTGCGTTCCAACATGATGTCGCTGAAAAACTCCCGATTTACGGTGATGTTCGGCAGCTCATTCGCCTTCATAGTAATGACCACCTGCAAGTTCGTCGGGCAGGCATAATCGCCGTAGATGCTTTCTGCCTTTTCGGTGATGGTCTGCCCGCAGTCCCTGATTTGCTGGATTCGTTCTTCTCTGGTCATGGTCACGTTTACGCACTCCTTTCAACGTATCAAAAAAGCACCTTGCGGGAGGCAGGGTGCATTGCGGCTACTTTTCTATATTTTTTCGTTTTTCCAACGTTCATTCAAGGGAACATAAGGGTTTACTTTGCTGCGGTTTCTGTTGCCGTCAGCAAACACCTTGTCACAGGTGCTTACCTCCGTTTCAAAACCATTATCAACAAGACACTGGCGAATCGCCAACAGAAGCTCATCCGCATTTTTCTTGTATTCCTGAGGATTGTCGCACTGCTCCACGAATTTGTTGCTATCAATCACATCCACCAAAGCAACATTTTTCGAGTACTTGTCTGCTAACAAGGAACAATATGCAGAAACATCCGCATAAGTGATGTAAAACGGAAATTCCTCGACTTTCTTACTCATCAGCAATCAGCCTCATTTTGATTATGGTTTGCGGTGGAATCGGTTCTTCGTTTTTCTCTATGCCTGTTATTTCAAATTTGCTATTTCGCGCCAAAAGAAACTCATATTCAGCATCTTGATACTGCCCAGCAAGTTGATTTACATATGCGCCGCGACCAGCTCCGGCAGGAATCTCTATTTCAAAAATGACAGGTTTGGCAGTTGCGACACTGTTCCCTTGCAATACCGTTGTACTCATATAGCCGCTATCGCGGTATATTTTCCCGATGAGCATAGAAATACCGTCACTGTATTGCGCCAGCAGATTATCTAACGCATCTTCCATTACGCCTCGCTGGACACGGATGTTATCCCTCAACTTGTATCGGCTAATTGCAGAATCAAGATTTCTTGCTATGAACTCTTCCTTTTCTGCGTCTCTTTTCTGCCAGTCGCCGATTTTCCGAAGATAATTGTTGAGGTCATAATAGCCGCCGCCTGTATAGTCGGAAATGCAGTCCTTTTCATTCTGCGTTAAACTGAATTGCCACTTTGCGTGTTGGCTATTCCTTCTTGCCAGCAAACCACGACTTTCATCATCGTAATAGAAGAAGTCGTTTGCGGCTTCTCCTGCATTAAATTGCTTATACTGGCGCGGTTGAGCCGCTCCTATTATACCACTTTCCCCTTGCTTTTTCAAGGTGTCCGCCGCATTCAGGTACTTTTCTTCAAACTCCTTGAAGTTCTCCGTCTTGTCCAGCCCAAAGAACTTTGCCCGCTCCTTCATCGTCTGCAATTCGGCTTCATCCAGCGCCCACTTCGCCCTTGTCAGCGCCACGCATCGGCAGTTGCAGTCCTCTTCGGGTCGCCCGAATGCACCTGGGTATTCCGCTTTCTTGCCGTCTATCTCGAACGGTTCGCCGACTTCGCGAATCTGCCCGTCAAGGATGCGGTGATCCGTGCGCGTGTTGCCGTCCAGCACTGCATCCCACTGCTTGACGACTTGGCAGCCTTGACCCTTGGCGGCGTTGCGTGCGTCATCGGCGGATTGCTGCTGAATGCGGTGTCCTTCGGTGCGGACGATGGTCTTCGCGCGTTTGAGCGGAATGCCGGAAGAAATCTGCACCTGACGTGCAATCATGTTGTAGTCGCTGCCGATGGAGATGCCGATGGAAATTTCCCGGCGGATGGTCTTCTTCAGCTTCTGCATATCCACGCCAAGTTCACCATATAGCCGCCCGCTGAGCTTGCTGTCCGTGCGGACGGCGCGGGTGACGGCGCGCTGGTCAATGGGGGCGAGAATCGGCATTCCCTGCTTGTGCAGGCTGTACATTGTGCCGACGTAGCCGTGCTGATAGCTGCGCGTCAGGTATTCTTCGATGGTCTGATTGCTTTTCTTGTGCAGTTCGTCCAGCGCGGCGTTGATTTGGGCTTTCATCGCCTCCTGATAGCGCTTCTGATAAATCTTCGATTGCGTCATTTCGTCGCTTTCGAGGATGCGGATGTGGTTGTCGATGCGCCGAATCGCCCGCTGGTATGCCTTTTCCAGTGCCTTGATGGTCTCCTGCTCATCATCGAGCATGGCTTGCAGGGCTTCCTTCTCGCTCTTGCGCATTCACATCACCCCGCGTCATCCTCTTCCGCCGGAATGTCATCCAGCACCACGTCCGCCGCGCCGTCGTCTGATTTCGTCCGCCCGCGAATCGTCTTGTAGTCCAGTTCCAGCACGTCGCAGATGTTTTCCAGCAGCGTTTCGTCATCCAGCACGTCCGCAAGCGTCATCAGCGTGTTCACCTGCGCCTGCTGCTTCTGCGCGTCCGTCAGCTCAATCTGCGCGTTGTCCAGCGCGTTCGCCATCACCTCGCGCCGGAAGTCGAAATACACGTCCTGCATCTGGTAGTCCGTGCCGCCGGATTCGTTGATTTCCGCCAAAACGATTTTCAGCAGCTTGCGCATGAACTGCTTCAGCCGGATTTCCAGCTTGTTGCACTTGAGGTCAAGCAGCGCATAGCGGCTCTTGATGACCACGTTCGTCACGTTGCCGTCGCCGACCTGCGCGGCGTTGAAGCCCATGCCGAAGCGGTAGATGTTCTTTTCGTCCAATTCCAGCTTCGTCTGGCGCGCCTGATAGGGGATGTCAATCGTGCGGATCTCCACGTCGCCGCCGGAATCCGGGATGCCGATGTGCTTTTTCGCCCGGATGTTGGTCATCAGCTCATCGAGGTTGTCGCCCTCAAAGCCCTTGACGACGTAGAGAACTTCGTTCGCGTCCTGAATGTTGTTGGAAAGCCCGCAGGACATGAGGTCGTAGTCGTCAATCAGCCCCTTGATGGTTTTGAGGCCGGAAAATTGCTTCTGCCCGTTGTCCAGGCGAAAGAAGGGGATGAAGCCGAAGCCGTCAAAGTAGGTGCTTTCGTCGCCGGGCTTGCGCCAGATAGTGTGCGGGCGCGGGTTCAGCGGTGCGGAATTGTCCGGCACAATCTCGCCCTCGTTCACCTGGTAGAAGAAGTGCGTCTGCTTTTTGTCCCACACCTGAATGCGCTTGATGGCTTTGTTGTCCTTGCCGATGCGGTCGATGTACCAGTAGATGACGTACTCGCAGCCGTCGTCCGTATCCTTCGCCCGGACTTCCACCACGCCGAGGCCGTCCGCCGCCTGAAAGCGCGTGCGGCCGTCCGCATCCTTGTAGGCGTACATGTACTCGAAGCCCTTCGCCACCGCGCCCGTGATGACCTCGTAGAGTTCGGCGGTGAAATCCTCGTCGAAATAATCTTCGAGCGCCGCTTGAAGTTCCGGAATGTCCGACCGCACGAACGCTTCCTGCCCGGACAGCATGTACTGCGCCTCTTGGTCTACCAGCTCGGTGAAGAACGGGTGGCTGATTTTGATGTTCGAGCGGTTCTTGTCCTCCTGCGGCGTGCCGTCGGCGTTGATGAAGAACAGGCGGTAATTGCGGATGTCGTGGTCGCCCTCGTAGTAGCGCTGACCCTGCCGCGCAAGCTGCTTGCGGGTGGATGCGCTGTCACTGTCGATGAATGTGTGGATTTCCGCGGGGGATAACATAGGGATACGCCTCCTCGGTGGTGAATTTGGGGTTCAAAAAAAGCACCGGGCGCGTGCAGGGTGCTTTTAGCGAATTTCTTCGATTGTCTTGATTTTTTCTTGGCGGAACGCTATCATTCCGCCGCTTTCCTGTGCCTGTAGGTTGCCGCCAGCCCCGCGCCGCCGCTCACGCTGATGACGGTCGTCGGGGCATAGGTAGTCAGCGCCTTGTAGGCTGCGACTTCGTCCGCAGAAATGTCGGTTTCCACCGGTGTAGCAAGCGCAGCCCAAATAAAAACGTCATTCTCGTCCAAAAACTGCTTAAAGTCATCGAGGGTCGTCGTGCCTTTTTCGGCGAATGCAAAGCCGACAAGGTTATTATGATTGGCAATCGCCCCGCCGACCGTTTCAGAGCCAAGAGCGGTGGAAAAGTGCGTGCAGAGCACGTTCGACGTGTATGCGCCGTTGAACCAAGCGAAGTAGCGGTCAACCTCGCGCCCTGCCGTCTGCCAATTGAGCGACGATGTTACCTTGATTTTCCGGATACGCTGCACCCGCACGCCGCGCGCCAAATCCACCTCGTCGCAGACCCACTGCCGCCCGTTCTCATCCGTGTAATTGCCGCTGGATGCAACCGGGATGCCGCACAGTGCGTTCGGCGTTTGCAGCGTCTGCGAATTGTTCGCGCCGTCCGACACCGTGACCACCACCGTTCCGCCGTCACCCGCGCTGACAATCGGCACGGGCGCGGTCGGGGTCGGCACGCCGTTCTGCGTACTCTTGCCGTACATATGCAGCGCGCCAAGCGGCTTCCCACCGATGCACTCCGTCAGCGTCAGCGGATTGCCGGAAAGCGTCGCGTCCTCGCCGCTGGTCACGTCCTCGTATAGCTTGCGGATGAACGTACCATAGAGCCGGTCGTCGCGCTTCACGCCCGTCTTGGCGGCAATGTCATCCAGCACGTCGCCCATCAGACGTCCTTGCGTCTGGATGCCCAGCCCTGCCGCCAGCGCGTCCAGCTTGCCGTGGAAGCTGACCTTCTCGCACGGGATTGCGTACTGCGCAAGAATCGCCGTCAGTCTTTCTCCGTCTGTCATTCGTGTCATCCTCTCGTTAGTATGTCCATTTCTTGTTGATGATGTGTTTTTCCAGCGCGTACCGCATGGCGTCCATCAGGTGGTTGAAGTCGTCAATGGGGCCATCGAGCATCTTGCCGAACTTATCTTTGTCCCATGTGTAATTGCTGATTTCCGTTATGAAATTCGTGCAGCGCGGGTGGATGATGATTTCGAGATTTTGAATCCACTGGATGCCGCTGCGGATGCTGTCCGCGCCTTTCGCCGCGCTGTGTACGCGCAAGCCCATGCAGCGCAGCTCAGCAATGGATTTCGGCTCTGCGCCGTCGGCGGTGATGTTCACTTTGCCGTAGCCCATCGCCGTCACGCGCTTGGCAATCATGTCGTTCGTCAGCCCCCGTTCGTACAGCTCGTCAAAGACGTACAGGCGGCGCGCCGGAATGTCCAGCAATCCGCAGAACAGCGCCGTCGGGTCGTTGGTGAAGCCGAAGTCCAAGCCGAACACGGATTCAAGGGTGTGCGTCCGGCTGATTTCCGCCGGGTCGAACGGAGATTCCCGCCAGTGCTCGTAAATGAGTCCCTCCACAATGCCCCAGTTCCCTAAGCCAGCCACGGCGTAGCGGCGCGGGTTCGTCGCCTTCATCCGCTCAAATAGGCGTAAATCCTGCTTGTCCAGCCACTCGTTGCACTGGTAGTTTGTCGTGATGGCGAGGATGTCCGGGTCTTCTACGTCGAAAAAGCGCGCTTTCAGCCAGTGCTTCTGATTCCACGGGTTGAACGTCAGCGTGATTTGCTTGAACAGCGGCGGTGCGCATTCGCCGCGGATGGATTCATCCAGCGTGTTGAAGTCGCTCTCGTTCATGATTTCGTAGGCTTCTTCAATCCACACCCAGCACAGCACGCCGCTCTGCGCGGTGATGGAGGTCAATTTCAATGGATCATCCATGCCGCGAAAGTAGATTTTCTGCCCCGTCGGCTTGTAGGTGATTTCCAGCGGACTTTCCTTCCAGCTCCAGAACGCCTCCACTTGCAGGCGGTGAATCGCCCAGAGAAGCTGTGTGAAGCAGCTATCGCGCAAGGTGCGGTACGTTTTGCGGATGACCAGCAGGTTTGCGCCGGGGTACTTCATCATGCGGTAGATGAAATTCAGCGCCGTCGTGGTGCTTTTCTTGCTTGCGCGGCTGCCTTTGCACACGCGGTAGCGCCCCGTGAAGCGCCAGAACGCGCCGTAGCCGCGCCCGACGACATCCGGCAGGTAGATTCGCGGCTGATTAGTCGTCAAGCGCATCCTCTCCCGCCAAAATCACCGGCAGGCTGCCCGACACATCCACCCTGTCCGTGAACAGCCCGTAGCGCTTGCCCAGCAGCTCCGCCGCCTTGTTCGCGTCGCACAGCCGCGCCGGAATCTCGACGACCTTCGGTTCTTCCTTCTTCGTCGTGCGCCGGGTGGGCTTGCTGCCGCCCTCGCCAGGGATGACTTCCGTCTTCTCCTCCATGCAGGTCACGACGACAAATTCCTTCATCTCCCGGCGCATCACCGCCGTCAGGTATTTCAGCACTTCGTCCTGCTTGGCAATCAGCGCATCTTCCTTTTCGTTCATGCGCTTTTTGATGTTTTCAGCAACCTTAGGTTTTGTGAGGTTTTCTGCCGCAATCGCCGCTGCCGTTTTCGGGGAATATCCGGCGCGGATGGCGGCTTGCGTCGCGTTCAGGTCAATCAGGTACTCGTCGCAGAAGCGGCGCTGTTTCTCGGTCAGTCCAGCCAAGTCCACCATCCTTTCTGGAATGCGGAATTGCGCCTCCACACGCGGGGCGCAGCGAATTTGGGGCACAAAAATACCCGGCGGAGACTGGCGCGTCCGTCGGGTGAGGTGATTGGAGGTTTCCATGTGCAGTATAGCATGAGTGGGGTATGAAATACTATGATATTCTATGCACACATCTGCAGTAATGGCAAGAAAAAAATCGCCGCAAGCTGGAACTTGCAGCGATTGTCCTGCTGGTTATCCTATTTCTTTCAACCCACGCTCCCACGCAGGGAGCGACTAAAAGAAAAGCACACAAGCCGAACGGCTCATTTATTTCAATCCACACTCTCCGCGAAGAGAGCGACAGCGAGCATTTACATACTTCACCTCCTGATTGTAACATATGCAGGGCAGGAAGTCAAGCAAGCGACAAGCGTTCACGGTTTCATTTCATGCAGATTGAGCGAAAAATCGTGAAAATCTTCGTTTCGTCTCTTGACACAATATGTTTATTGCGGCACAATAGTACATGAAAGGAGTGTCATCATCATGTGCTACACCCCGTCGAATCCCCCTGTCGAAAGCATCCCTGCCCTCATCAAGAGCAAGCGCAAGGAGCGCGGACTGACCCAGCGCGCCCTTGGTGAAATGTGCGGCTACACCGGCGCAAGCGCTGAACGTGTCGTGCAGCTGTGGGAGTACGGCAAGCAGTCCGTGCCGCTGGAGCGGATGCGCACCGTCGCCGCCGCGCTGGGAATCCCGGTGGATTTGCTCGTGCCGTGAGCCTCCACCGGGCGAAAAGTTCCCCTCAAGTTGGAAGCACACGCGGATTCCGGCAAGGCTACGGAAGAAAACGCGTAAGCGCGGGTCGCTCCCCGCGTGGGGGCTGGATTGAAAAATATCACACACTGTTGCCAATGTCGTATACCCATAGTCGCTCCCCGTGTGGGGAGCGTGGATTGAAACTCACCTCCGCGCCGCATCAAGCGTCTTTTTCCGCGTCCAGCACCTTTTGAAACGCCTCCAGCGCCTGCCCGTGCAGGGAGCAGACGTGCCGCCACGAGTAGTTCATCTCGCAGGAAATCTTCTCGAACGTCTCAAACAGCAGATACCGCCGGAAAAGCACCGCGTAATACCGCCGGTCGGTCAATTTGCCCAGCTTCGCCGCAATGTCGCGCTTCTTGTCCACCAGGCGGTCAATATCCCGGTTGATTTCGGCTTTCAGGTCAACGATTTTCGCCACCGCGTCCGCCAGACGATCCGGCGCGCCGCCGCCCCCGGATACGCCGTCTTCCCGCAGGATGGGCGTGATGCGCGTCGCCATGTCCTGCAATCGCGCCGCGTCCGCCAGCTTGCAGGTGATTCGCTCGTCGAGAAAACGCACCTGCGACAGATACTCTTTCGCCCGCATGTTCGCCCCTCCTGGATCGCCTGTCAGCACCGCCAGCCGCCATTTCGCTTTTTCGGCGGCACCTTCGGCGAATTTTCGGCATTCTCCACCGTCTCCGGCGGATTCTTCGGGGCGTTCTCCGGCATATCTGACGCATTCGGCGGATTCTCTCCCGCGACGCGCTGGGCTTCGAGCAGATAGTCGTCGCCACGCTGGGAATACACCGCGTCCTTCGCTTGCCCCATGCCGTACACAGGAATTTTGCGCACCCGGCAGTCATCCGCCGTCGCCGCCTTGCGCAGGGCGCAGATTGCGGCTTTCACCGCTTCCGCCTCGTCAAGGAGCAGCGGCAAGCGGTGGAGCAGGCGCGTCAGGCCGTCCAGCGCGGCACTCTTTTCTGCCAGCGTCAGCGCCGTGCAGGGGTAGAGCGGGTCGGTGCAGGGGGATTGGTTGCTCATGTTGCTTGTCCTCCACGGTTCAGTGCTGCTTCCAGCCGATTGGCAATTTCCATCGCCGCGTCACGGAAGCGCACGTTGTAGCTCTGCGGAACGTAATACGGGCAATCCGGGCAGCGCTGATGCTCGCGGCAGACCGCGTTCGCGCTGCCCATGCACCGGAAGTAGCGAATCAGCTGCTCCGTTGTCATGTCGCTTGCTTGCATCAGCCGTCCGCCCCTTCCTCGCTGCCCTCCGGCATCTGCTGATGGCGGAGGCGCATCTGTGCCAGCGCCTGCTGTGCTTTTTCGCGGTTGCCGGGCTGCCTGCCCTCCACCACGTCGCGCAGATAGGCATATTCGCCCACATCATCCGCCGTCCGAACGCCCGCATAGTGCCAGTCTTGCAGGAGTGTCAGCACATACGCCATCGGGGACTTCGCGCCCGTCGCGGCGGCGCACCGGACGGCTTCACGCAGCACTGTCAGCGGCATTTGCAGCACATCCGCCGCGGTGGAGAGCCGCTGCACCTGCGCCGGGGCGGGAATCGCACCGAAATCAGACCGCCAGATGGCGGCAATTTGCTTATCGCGCGCGCGCCCGCCCGTACACGCGCGTTCCGCTTCGGTGTATTCCTCATTCTCTTCTTCTGGGTAACCCGTTTTCCCTGTTTGGTATTCTCTTTCCGTATAGTTTGGTACTATGTTACCGTTGTTACCCCCTATGTTATTATCGTAGTTACTCCCCATGTTATTATTGTAGTTACTTCGATTTTCGCAGTAACTTTGCACTTTCCCCGCTTTGCCGGGGGAATCGGGCGGAAATTCAGGGGAGAAGAAATTGATTTTGTAGGCGGGGGCGCGTTTGTTCCTGCTGCCGGGGATGAAGTCAATTAAGCCGCGCTGCTTTAAGCTGTTCCGCGCCATGATGACGGCGCCCAGCTGCATGGGGCAGAGCGCGAGAAGCCGGTCATTCGCAATGCGGATGAACCCCTCCGGCCAGATGCTCCCTTGTGCGCGTCCGTTGATGATGTGCATCAGCGCATACCACACAAGGCGTTCTCCGGACGAAAGTCCTTCATCAGACGCATATTCGATGAACCGCATGTGTTCCCGCACATAGTTGACAATCGGCATGGTGCTGCCCCCTTATTCTTTGCCGCCGGGCTTATCGGGGATGACGGCAAGGCTGCCATCGAGGCTGTAGCGCAGTACGTTGCACGTTTCCCCGTGGCGGTTTGTGACCTTCGCCCAGTCCCGCCGGATGGGGACACCCGCCTTCTTCAGCTCGCTGATGCGGCTTGCAAGGCGCAGAATGCCAAGGTCAAGCATCGCGTCCAGCGTGGTGATTGACCCGTAGCGGCGCATGTAGTCCAGAATCCGGTCAACCTGCTTGGGGCGCTCGTTCCGGCTGCTCATTTTCCGTCCCCTCCCGCTTCCGCGCGGTCGCCTCGTCCTTGAAGACGCAGGCGTGAAATCCACAACTCTTGCACCGAATCCACAGCGCATCCTCGCGCACATACGGGTTCTCCATGATGGCGGGCATACTGCACAGCGGGCAGAGCGCCAGCTTGGAGCGGTCAATGGTCGTCAGCATCGTTTACGCCTCCACTTCCTGAATGCGGATGCCGTAGCGGAACAGCATCAGCTTGCGGCGGATGAGGTACTCCTTCGTGCGGAAGCCCTTCACGTCCTCCACGACGGTGCGCCCGTCCGCATCGGTATAGACGAAATCGGCGACATAGAAGCAAGCGCGTTCAAGGACATTCCCGTTCTCGTCCCGCTGAACGGGGACAAGCTCATACCGCACTTGGCGCTGCAAATCGCCGATTTCGCCCGCCTGCGCCATCAGGCAGAGTTCACGCCAGCGGCGATATTCCGCTTGACTATCGAACGTCTGCCCATTGATGACGACTTTCTCGTTGCCGTACTTGCGCTGCGTGTCTTGGAGCGACAGCGCCTCAGCGAGCGTCACGGGCGGCATTTCCGTCGCCCGGATGGCTTCTTTTGCCTTAGAAGGGTGCTTCAACGCCTGTCACCTACTCCAGCGATTCCGGGAAATCGCGGTCGTCGTCCGGCTCTTCCTGCTTCTTGCGGGGTGCGTCGCAGAACTCCTGCTGGCTGACGATGACCTCCACCATCGTCTGCGGCACACCGTCCTTCTCGTACCTGCTCACTTCCAGCGAACCGCGCACGGCGACGCGCTGACCCTTGCGCAGGTACTTGGCAGCGAAATCAGCGCTCTTGCCGAACGCTTTGCAGCGGATGAAGTCGGTGATTTGCTGTTCGCCCGCCCGGCAGCGCGGGATGGCGAGGGTGTAACGCGCGACGCTCGTACCCGTGCCGCTGGTCACGCCGATGATGGGATCAGCGGTCAGGCGGCCGATGCCGAAGAATACGTTCATGGGGAAACCTCCTTGCGAAATGTGCTGCGAATATGCTACAATAGTGCCGAAAGGTGGTGAATTTTATGTACGATGACAAAGAATTGTTGGAAGCCGTCGCGGAAGCGAGAGCGATTGCCACAGGGGAAATCAAGACGCGCGTCTATCACACTGTGCAGGAGCTGATAGACGAGCTGACAGCCGAAGCCGATGCGGAAGAAGAAGCAGAACGCGGCGGCAAGAAGGATGCTGCACAGACTACTTTTTCGGAATCAGCGCCAGCGCAAGCACCGTCGCGCAGATAATCAGGGTAATCAGAACGCCGTCGGACATATCCTCCACCTCCGTTACAGCACGCGCAGGTCGCTGTCCACCAGCTCATAGAGCCGCCCCAGCACCTCAAAGCGGATGTATTGCATCGTGCCTTCATGGGGCTGTGCGCCGTCCGGGGTGCGCACAGCGAACGACATCACCAGCACCGGGCGGCGATCATAGCTGGCGATGCCATCCCGACAGCGGATTTTCCCGTGCCGGTTGCGTTCCAGCGGTTTCTCCGTCGTCACGATGGTGATGCGCTCCTCTTGGAAACCGCACCACGACGCAACGAGCGCCGCCGCCTCGATTTCGTCCAGCCGCCGCGCCATCCCGCACGCGCACGCATCCGCATAGGTGGCGTATTCCCGGTTGGTGATGCCGGGAAAGTACGTTTCCCACTCCTGCTCGTGCTCCAAACGCTTCTCCAGCGCCTTGGCACGCTCACGGTAGAAGCTGCTCTTGTCAGCCATCAGGCATCCTCCTTCCGCCGGAACAGGCGGGCGAAAATGCCCTGCTTGTGTTTGTCGCTCTCATCAAGCGCATCACGAATCGCGCCACGAATCGCATCGCGGAAGTCAGTCGCCAGCAGTGCGCGGGCAAGCCGCTTCGCGTCGCCGTTAATCATCAGCTTACCGCGAATAATCTTCCCGTCGTCCTGCGGATGCGTCAGCGCCAGCACGAGCACATCGTCCGCGTAGGCGCTTTCCTGCGCGGAGTCGGTGGAATCCGGGTCGTGCGTCTGGAGCACGACACAGTAGGGGTGGTCAGCAAAGCCCATCAGAAATTCCTCCTTCTCATCTCGGAGGCTGCCCCCGCACGGCACATCATGCCGACCATGCCGGGGGTAACGGGGGACGGCTGCTGCGCCATGGCAGCGTGAATCTCCCGGCGCTTCTGGCGCGATGCCGTGCGGCAGTCCAGGGAAACCAGCAGTTCGGTGAGGGCGTGGATTGCCGCCGGGATGCCAATCACCGTGCCAAGCGCCGCGAATAGTGCCTGCTCAAAGCTCATGGGGAAGCCTCCTCTTGTCGTTTACTCGTCGTCGTTATCGTCGTCGGGCGCGTCGTCAGCGTCCAGCAAATCCGCATCGCCGTTGAGCGTCACTTCCTCGAAACACGCCTCCACCACGAAGTGCTGCTCGTCCACGCGCAGGACGTAGCCGGCGTGCAGGGCGAAATCCCGCGCGCGCTCCTCGGTGTCGAACAGCATTGCCTTGTCGAGGTCAGCAGTCAGGTCAATGCCGCCCTGGGACAGGCGGGTGAAGTACAGGCACAGGACGTCCGCGACGCGGATCTGAACGACGTAGCCGATGGGGGTCAGGGTCATTGCGTCACACCTCCACCCCGTCGGGGTCATACTCGTCCGGGTCATGCAGCCCGGTGTCCTCCAGCTGGTCAAGCATATCGTCGAGCGTGGACATGTCCTCGCGCAGCTTGCGGTAGACCGCCATGGCAACGTAGCTGTTCGGCTGCTCCGGCAGACTTTCCAGCGCCGCGTGCATCTGCGCGTACAGCTGGATGTAGACGTGCCGCGCGCCGAGGTGGCTCATCAGCTTGCCCATGTGTTCGCGCGGGGAATACATCTCTTCCAGATACGCCAGCTGACGTGCGCGCCACGTCGTGATGGTCATCTTCTCGCCAATGGTCATGGGGAAACCTCCTTTTTTGTAGTTCCCACTAAGGGAGTGTAAACTGCCAATCACTGCTGCCCCTGAACGTACTGCGCAAACTTCTTGGCGAAGATGCCAGATACGTCGGTCAGGAGCTGCTCTTCGCCCGCGCTGAACGGCTTGTCTTGCGGCTCGTCCGGTGCGGCTTCGACGATGATATAGAGCGGCTGCGTGGGTAGAAATGAGCCGTCCGGCGCACGAAGCGCCGTCTGCCCGATTTGCACAAGCCGTTCGTTTGGCTTTAGTTCTCTTGCCATAATGTGCCGCCTTTCCGCGCTCACGCGCTTTTCTTATCCAGCGTAGACGCAAGGGCGATGCCCTGCGCGAATCCACAAAGCAACGCCTGTTCGGTCGTCGTCAAGCTGGCAATGATCGCCGCCAACTTGTCGGCTTCGGGCTTGACCTGCTGAATCTCTTGCTTGCTCATTGCGTTACCTTCTTTCCTTTAATCCGTTGCAATAATAGTATAATACAATGGATTTATATTGTCAAGGGTTTTGCTGCAAAAAATATTGCATTGTATTAGATTTTGTGCTATACTAAGGGTGAAAGGGGTGGTATGCACGAAAGAACGTCTAAAGGCATTGCGTAGTGCGCTGAATTTAAGTCAGCAAGAGTTCAGCGAAAGAATCAATGTTGCGCAATCCACTTATGCACATTTTGAAACAGGGCGGCGCGAACTGCGTGACATTCACATTTCGCAGATATGTCAGGCTTTCAACGTGTCAGAACGTTGGCTGCGGACGGGTGAAGGAAGCATGTTTGAAGAATCTTCTGATTCGCTGATTTCGCAGCTATGCGAAAAGTACAAGCTCGACGATATGGCGCGCGTCCTGCTGGAAACCTTCATTTCAATGCCGCAAGATGAACGCGACGTTGTTATGAACTTCGCGCGGCGTGTAGCTGAAGCAACGAACCGCAACGCAGCGGATTTTGGGTGACATATGGAGCATCTCCTCAAATTACGGTTAAACCGTATTCTTGGGCAAAAAAATAATAGAATCATACGGAATGCCGGTTGCTTTGCTGATTAACATCGCCTGCGAAACAGTAGGCTCAGTGCGCCCTTTTTCCCAGTTAGAAACCGTGCTTTCAGATACTCCACAATATTCCGCGAGCTTTTTCTGCGTTATGTTCGCAATCTTGCGCGCTACGGGTAAAGTAACTTTTGCAATCACGTTGTTCACCTCCTCTCTCAAGAGTACGGTTAAACCGTAACTGTATTCTACAACAGTTCTGCCGCTGTGTCAATAGGTTAAACCGTAATATTTTCTTGTTTCTCTTGACTTTTTTACGGTTTACCCATATAATGTTCGCGAAGGAGGTGATACATAGTGCCAGCAGATGACAGTAAGCAAATCATGGCGCAGAATATCAAACGGTATATGGACAAAAAAGGTGTGACCAATCAGCAGCTCTGCAATGCTCTGGGGTTTAAGTATACGACATTTATGGATTGGATAAAAGGCGTTACTTATCCGCGCATCGGAAAAATCGAAGCAATGGCGAATTACTTCGGGTGTGAAAAATCCGACCTGATTGAAGATAAATCAGAGAAAGAAAAGCCCGCCGACGATGACGGACTTTCCGAAAGTGTCAAGGCGTTGATTGAGATTGTAAAGACTCTTTCTGATGAGGACGCCGCGTTGCTTCTTGCCGCGCTAAAAGCCAAGCAGAAGCAATAGCTAATGCTTCCTTTGCTTGTTCGGCAGATAGACTTTGGATGTACGCCATTAGTTCTTCTTTGTGGTTCATGCTGCTGCTCCTTTCAAATGCGCGCTGTAATGTGACCGTTGCGTTGAACATGCACATATTGATATAGTAGCATCAGATAAAGTGAGTTGGCAATAGGAGGTGATGATTATGGACTTGAAACAGCGCCGTCAAGAACTTGGGCTGACGCTGGAAGAGGTCGGCGAAGCCTGCGGTGTTGGAAAATCCACCGTCCGCAAGTGGGAGACAGGTGCTATCAAGAATATGCGCCGTGATAAGGTGCTCTTGCTCGCGAAAAAACTGCAAGTAGACCCGATGCTCATCATTGATGGCGTAGATGCACCAGCTGCGCCGTTCACCGACGAGAAGGAAGATGTCGAGATACCTACCAGCAATGCAGATGATGATTTGCGACGTTTGTGCTATACTTGCCAAACAGGAGGTGAGCATGTGAGCAAAACGAGCGAACGAATCAAAGCGCTCCGCTTACAATCCGGATTATCCGCAGATGAGCTTGGACGGCGCATCGGGAAAAACCGTGCAACAGTATACCGATATGAAAGCGACGACATAGAGAATATGCCCGTGAGCATTCTCCAGCCGCTTTCCGATGCCCTCCACACTACACCGGAGTACCTGATGGGCTGGACAGACGAAGCCTCTCCGCCTTCTTCTGGTTCTTCCACGATTGAACGCTATGTGTCCGCCTACGCCGCCGCCGACCCCGTCTATCAGCAGGTGGCGCTGGAACTGCTGGAAAGTCACCCGAAAAATCATCAGAAGAAATAAAATAAGCCCCCTGCGCGGCTATGCGTGAGGGAAAAATAATTTTTTCGATACGTCAGTATTCCGGTTGACAAATTCGCTGAAATCATGTAAAATGGTTGCGCGAAGAAATGTCAACCGGAGGTGTTTTGTTTGGACATTCGCTTTGATTCGCTTTTTACCCCGCCGCAGCTGAAATTCCTTGCCGACACGGTGCAGATTGGTACGGACGCTTATGCGCTGCTGACCCAGAACGCGGATTCGCCGTTCAGCCACCTGTATATGCGGCCGGAAGGCACACGCATCCGCACGAAGCTGATGCAGATGCAGGTTGCCCTTGGCGCTGCTTCGCCGCAGTGTCCATTCGCCTTTTCGGAACGGCACTTCGCAGGCGGGCAAGTCATCCCGCAGTTGGAGAATAACGACGTGCTGCTTCACATCGCTTTCCGCAGAAATCGACATGAGCTTCCGCCGCGGGCGAAATATAAGGTTGACCTTTCCGAGCGAAATTCGTCTTTCCGGCGTCAGCTGCAAATGTTTGGTGACCGCGCCCCGATGCTGGACACACAGAAGCTATTCGCATTCCTGATTTTCGGCGGCGAAGAGCAGCCGTTCGCGACGATTCTGCTGCCCGAAGCGGGCTATAATGGCATTGCGGACGAAATCGAATTGCCACTGCTGAAAGAACTGACCCCCAAACCGAAAGAAATTGTGCGCAAAACAGTCGCATTGCGCAACGAGTATTTGCGCGCAAAAAAGGAGGACTAATCATGCCCGTCGCTGTCATTCCGGCGAGGATTACGGAAGCGAGAGAAGCGCGCGCCCTGTCGATGGAGGAATTATCCGCAGAAATCGGCGTGACACGCCAAGCTATCTCCAAGTTCGAGAAAGGAATCACGCCGCCGTCTGATTCGACCCTGGAACGTATCGCGGCTGTGCTGAACTTCCCGATAGCGTTCTTCTATAAGCCTGAATTGGCGGCGACTTCGGAGGGCGGCGCGCTCTTTTTCCGCTCCAATTTGGGCGTATCGCAGAAGGTCAAAAAAGCATGTCGCTATCAGCTGAAATGGGCGGACGAAGTCAAGCAGCAGCTGGAAACCTACATCAGCTTTATTCCGCAGGAGCTGCCGGTCTCTGACCGCGACTATCGCGACCTTTCGCTGGACGAAGTGGAAGAAATCGCAATGGATGTCCGCAGCCAATGGGGCATGGACGATGACCCGATTGGCGACCTGATTGGGTTGTTGGAGAACCACGGTATCATCGTTGCGGAGTTTACAGGCAGTCAGCAATGTGAGTTCCGAGGCATCGACGCGCTGTCTTGCTGGGAAAACGGGACACCCTACATTCTTTATCAGCCCGCAGAAAAGAGTGCCGTGCGGATTCGTTTCAGCATCCTGCACGAATTAGGGCATCTGCTCCTGCATTCCGACGTGCCGCAAAAGGAAGCGTCCCAGCGTGCTGTAATCGACCAAGCGGACAGTCAGGCAGACCGCTTCGCGTCGGCATTTCTGCTTCCGGCAGACCCGTTCTCACGCGACCTGCACGGCTCATCCATGCTTGCGTTGGAGCGGGCAAAGCGCAAGTGGGGCGCGTCAATAGCCGCTATGATACACCGCGGCGCAGACCTCCACCTGCTGACTGAATCGCAATTGCAATACCTCAACCGTCAGATGACAAAGCAGCGCTATTGGCGTGCTGAACCATATGACGACGTGATGACCATTCAACCGCCGGAAGTGCTGCACGACGCTGTCACCCTGCTGATTGAGCATGGTGTGCTGTCGAAGCAGCATCTTTTGCGTGATTCTGCCATTCCGCAGGAGACGATGATTTTCCTCTGCCATCTGCCAGAGGATTATTTTGATGAAACCCTTGTCAGGCGCAAGCCTGAATTGTATTTGGTTTAACAAGTCTTGTTTTTTGCGCGCGGCACTTCCTTCCCGTGCGCCATCCGCACACCTGATTCCAGCGGGCTTCCACCGCTGTACCTGCATCCGCCGCAAGACTTTCTCCACAGGCTATCCGTATATGATGCTCCTGAAAGGAGAATGCACATGAACGCTGTCATTTACGCGCGCTATTCAAGCCACAATCAGACAGAACAGTCCATCGAGGGGCAGCTGCGCGACTGCTATGAATATGCGAAGCGCAACGATTTGACCATCATCGGTGAATACATCGACCGTGCCATTTCCGGTAAGACGGATGAACGCCCCGATTTTCAGCGTATGATAAAAGACGCATCGAAGCGCCAATTTGAACGCATACTCGTTTGGAAGCTCGACCGTTTCGCTCGCAACCGCTATGACAGCGCCACCTACAAGCACAAGCTGAAACAGTACGGTGTCAAGGTCATTTCGGCTATGGAAAACGTGGGCGAGGGCGACGAAAGTGTGCTGCTCGAAGCACTGCTTGAAGCATCGGCGGAATACTATTCGCTTGACTTGAAGAAGAAAATCGCCCGCGGAATGCGCGAAAGTGCCTTGCGCGGCAAATTCGTCGGCGGAACACTGCCGTGGTGGTGTCGCGTCGATGATGAACAGAAGCTGACCGTCATCGACGAGCGCGCCGCCATCGTTAGGGAGGCCTTCATGCGCTACGACAGCGGCGAAGGGTCAAAGTCTATCGTCAGCGACTTTGCCAAGCGCGGCCTGCGAAGCAATCGCGGCGTACCTGTCACGTTAAGCTGGCTCTTGTCCATCCTGAAAAACCGAAAAACAATTGGCGAATACACCTATAACGGCATCGAGATTCCGGGCGGACTGCCTGCCGTCGTGGACAAACCGCTATTTGACCGCGTACAGGATCGCATTGCTCGCAATCGACGCACAGGAGGCGGAGAAGCCCGCGCAAAAACGGAGTATTTACTGCAAGGCAAGCTGTTCTGCGGTCTGTGCGGCAGCCCCATAACAGCTGAATGCGGGCAGAATCACAAAGGTGTCGTTTACAATTACTATGCCTGCTCCCTGAAAAAGAAAAAGCACCAATGCAAGAAAGCCAATGAGCGAAAAGACTTTCTTGAATGGTACGTTGTCGAGCAGACGCTTGATTATGTGCTGACCCCTGCGCGAACGGAGTACATTGCAAGCGCCATTGTAGCCGAATACGAGCGGGAATTTGATAAATCAGGCATCCGAGTGCTTGAGCAGAAGATTGCCCTGACCGAGGGCGAAATTCAGAAAACGATGGACTTGTGCATTCAAGCGACAACCGATGCAATGCGCGACCGCTTCATGAAGCGCTGCGAAGAACTCGACGCAAAAAAGGCTGACATGGAAATCGACCTTTCAAAACTGCGCGTCGCCGCGTCCATCGTCTACACAAAGGACGAAGTCTGCGCGTGGCTGCGCCAATTCTGCACAGGGGATTGCTTTGACCCAGCGTTCCGCCGCCGCATCATTGATGTGTTCATCAATACCGTGTATCTGTACGATGAGAAACTGATTATCTATTACAATCTTCGTGACAGCCGCCAAGTATCTTATATTGAAGCCATCGGCGCAAGCAGCGAGATTGAAAACCTGCTTCCTGTTCCGGATAATAAAAAATCAGCAACCGAATGTTCGACTGCTGATGGAGATGGTGGAGCATAGGAGATTCGAACTCCTGACCTCGACAATGCGAATGTCGCGCGCTACCAACTGTGCTAATGCCCCAAGCGCTTGTTCTCTTTGTGTCAGGCGGTGAAGCGCTGAGCACAGAAAGTATTATAGCATAGTTCTCGGAAAAATGCAAGGGGTTTTTTTGAAATTTTTTCGGGAAAATTGCAAACTTTTTTTTAGGCGGCATTTGGGGCAAATTTCAGAATACACGTTCGCTTATTTTGCGCGAAAAACTGCTTTTCTGCCCGGCGACTCTTGTGCATGTGCGCCGATTATGGTATAATGCCCATGATGAAGCAAACGGAGGAGAGAACGGATGGATGCAGAAATGCTGCGGAATGTGCTGACGATGCTGGGCACGGTGCTGGGCGCGATTTTGGTGCTGATGCTGGTGGCGAAAATCACGAGCATGGTGCATGTGGAGGCGGACGATGCGCGCGCGCCGATTGACAGCATGGAAGCGAGCGTCGTCGGCAAACGCACGCTGGTGACGCAGGAGGACGGCGCGCCGAAAACCGTCTACTATATGACCTTCCAGAAGGTGAACGGAATGCGGATGGAGCTGGAAGTGCCGGGCGAGGACTACGGCTTGGCGGCGGAAGGCGATCAGGGCGTGCTGGTTGCGCGCGGGGAAGAATTTATCGTCTTTAAGCGAATGATTTGA